ATACCTTCTGTGTTCTTACACTTATCAATTAATGCTTTGTGCTCCTTGTCTCTCTCAGGCCACCCATACAACTTGAAACTAGAGTATACATGTAGATTAACTGGTTTCTTTATACTCTGAAAGTGATTGTTTCTCATCTCCTCAAACACAGGAACCAATATATCCAACCCTCTATGTGGTGTTGAAAAGTATACGAGATTGATTTCATCTGTTGGCTTTTCATGATCTTCAATTGGATCAATAGCATTTTGAAGAACATAACCTGATGAGTGAGGTATACCAAGATGATACATATAGTCTTGAAATTGCCAATGAGATACAAACACAAGTTTGTCATACTTCTCATGACCACCATCTTTCAGATGTTCAACTTCAGGATCTTGTGCTAGATCATGACACCAAAGTATCTTCTTCTTATCTTCTTTTAGCTTACGAGGTCTTGAACAAATAATTTGGAATTGATCAATCAGATCTTTTGGCATCTCCTTATACAATCTATTTTGCATAAGCTCGGTACCACCCCAAGCATTTTTATTCAACTCATTTTTTTCTGGACCACTGTCCATTATTGTCAATTTTACCATAATAAATTATCTTCCGCTCTGTACTGATTCCTCAACATATACTTTGAAGTCATCAAAGCCACCAATGTGTAGGTTACCAACAAATATTTGTGGAACAGTAGTTGTTCCAGGAGGTACTTTTGAAAGTAACTCATCTCTGTGGTGTGGATGTGATTCAAGATTAAGTTCTTCGTATGGAAGACTCAATGAATCCATAAGTGCCTTTGCTGCATCACAAAAGCCACATAGATCTCTGGTGTAAATAGTATATAGTGCCATCATTCATTCCTCATAGATAAATGGATCGTGTTTACGGATCTCTGCAAGTCTCTTTCTTCTTTTGTATCTTATGTATGGATATGTTATCCAATCAATAAAACTATTCCAAATCTGGATAAGCATTAATTATCTCCGGGTAAATATGTTCTGCCCAATCTATATGAGCTTGTTCTCCAAGATGCCAATATGTTTGGCTTTTTGGTGAATGACCTTTAACCTCAGTGCACCATCTATAGTAGTTGAAGTGTTTGTCCATAGGCTTGTAATAAAATTTTTCATCAATGTTGTAGTAAATCTTTTGATTGCCTACAAAAGGAGGGAACGTAATCTCTTGATGTGGCTTAGGAGGGTTTGATGTATGTGTATCATAAAAGTTTTCTATTGCATTGAACATATAATATTTGTATGGAGATGTAATCATCATACCTTGTATGGCATAAATGTAGGATGCAAGTCTGTTAGCAGCAATTACATCATCTGCCCAAACATATGCCATATCAAATGCCTTACGTATCTCTTTGTCTTTAAGCATAAGTGGATTAGTACCAACAGTTGCTGGAATGTATTTGTTGTCTGCTCGTGCACCATAATCACCAGCTTGTTTCCACTCATTTTCATCTTCTTGTTTGTATCTCATATCGAGTCTATTCAGACTAGTCCATCCTATCAGAAAGAAGTAATTGTAGTCTTCTCTTATAGGAGCATAGTAACCATATCCAGTTTCTATATCATTCATTATTGTACAGAACTGATCAAATATTCTATGATTGCTACCACCACACTGTGCATAGTTTAAGTGTTGGTAGTTCCACTTCTCTGCTATCTTGGCACCGTAAGATAACTGTCTTTGCTCATCGCTATCACCAACACCTAGAGTCTCACTACCAGCTGTATGACTACAACCAAGAGATATAAGCACACCATTGTAACTATCATATCCCTTCCAACTAGATTTGTTAGCTTCGTATATGTGATCAAATTCTACTTCAGACATACTGACTCATCCATGGTAGGTAATCGCTTCCTTTTAATTTTCTAAATTTATCTGACGCTCTTTGCACATCTAAGAATTGATCCCACATATGAGGATCACGGTCTTCCATAATAATTTTTGCTAGGTTATTTAGGTTGTTAAGATTATCTTGTTCCCAATCATTTTCTATTGTACCCTTTACTCGATTATAAGTCAACTCTATTTGTTTAACTGCTTGGTGTTTCAACTCAATAGGTAGATGGCGGATATGGTAATACCTAGGAAAGTCAACAATATTGATATGAGGAAGTATGTTAATATAACCGTGAGGAGCCCTGGCTTCTCTATCGAAATAGTGAAATTTCTTATATTGATTCCTCGAAAACTCATACACTTCGCCGATGTCTAAGATGTTAAGCATACTGACTGTAGTATGCAGTTGCACATTGATATGCTTAACCTCTTTACACCTTTGTCTTAGTTTGTCGAAGTTTTTTTCAATCACTGACCATTTACTAGGATGCCTTATATAGTATGCCTTATCACCCACTGCATCAACACTTATACCAAGATTTACATGCTCAAAGTGTGCCCAAAGATCAATCAATGCATTAGGTATCGTAGTTCCATTAGATGTGTACTGTAGTGTCTTATTCTTTGCCCATCCTTTGTTTATGATATGTTTCAACCACTCATAGTGTTCCTTTACAACCAATGGTTCTCCACCAAGAAAGTTTATTGTTCTTATTTGACCAAGTATAGGATCAAAGAATCTTTCTCTAAATGCTTTTACATACCAAGGCTGTTCTCTACCTTGCTTTAAGTAAGGAATGTATTCTGGTTTGTGTTCTTGGTGAGGTATAACTTGCGCTTCTTCTATCCAGTTGTGACTACTCCATGGATTGCATGTCTTGCATTGTAGATTACACACATTACCAAGAGTTATATCTAAGTATGATATGTGTTCCATATTGATCATCACACCATCTTTTTCTTGAATAGAATCTTCATGTATAAGATGTTTGTGAGTTTCATTTGCATCCATTCTATATGAGTATCCACCTTGGTCCTCAACATAAAAACATCTTTCACATTCAGCAGGTCTTCTATTCTTCTTCAGTTTCTCTCTTAGATGACATAAAACAGGATCATTGAGAAGTTCTTTGACGTGTTTCATTGCTTGGATCTGTGGTTGGAATCCAAACTTACCATTATCCATTTTGATTGGCCATGTATTGATATAGTCTAAGTCATGAGAGTTGATCACACCAGGAGCTCCTGATATAGACTTAAAAGTTTTTGCAACACAACACGGTCTTACTCTACCAAAGTTGTTTATACTCAAACCGTTCATAGCATAATAACAATGCATTATATTGGACCTTTTGCAATATTGAAATCAGCAGCACAATGGCAATGATGCTTTGGACAAATTATAGGTTTGATATTACTTGAGTCAAACTTGCCAGCTATATTACCTACTATTGGTCCTACACCACAACTGGCTTGTCTTATTCTTCCATCTGGATATATGTGGAGACTGTCTTGTATATTACACTCCCAACCCTTCCAGAAGTTCCAACCATTTTGCATTATCATATTTGATTCTATTGGCATTTCTTCACCATCAACAACCATATTTGCATAAGCATAATTTGGATCTTTGAATATAGTAAAATTGGTTGTCTTTACATCTGGATTAGATTTGAAAAACTCAATCTGATAGTCCTCATCATAATGATATTCTTCTGTGTCTGGTCTGAGAGAATCTAACACTGGCACATAGTCAATAATGTGGTTTGTACACTCTTTGAGTCTCTCTGTCATAGCAATACATTGGTCCCACTTATCTTTATGCATCATTACTCTGGCACACATATATGCTATTCTTGTACATAACCAATTATAGTTCTCAAAGTATCTGTCATCTTTTGTAAATTCTGCATGATAGCTTGCTACTATGTCATCAAACAAAGTGTAGTTTTCTTGCCACCATTTCAGACCTCTTGATAGGTTTGTATTGATACCAACACAGCTTCCAGGGAACTCTACACGCTCTCTAAACAGTTCTATGGTTGGTATGAGTCCTGGCCATAGAGTAGGCTCACCACCACTTAGAAACAGTTTAAAGTAGCGATAACCACGATCCTGATACAGATCTATGATGTAGTCTAATGTTGTGAGGATCTTATCAATATCATCCTCATGTTTAAACCTACCACCCCAGTTTCCTTCATTACAATATGTGCAACGAAAGTTACAAAAGTCGTTTACTTGCCAAACAATACTCAACCATTTTTCTTTGGCAGGTACAATTTTAGTCAGGGTGGGCATGAGATATCACTTTAACCATATCTGGAAATACATCTTCAAATTTATACTTCCTATACTTATCAAGGAAGTGTATATACGTTCTCATTTTATTGATAAGCTCGCCTTTATACTTATCTGTATTTTTTGTATAGTTTATTATGTTGCGTATTGCACCTTCATATTGTGTATCAAATGCTTGTAGTTTCTTTACTACGTCTATTCTCATTTCTTCTGGCCACACACAGCTGTGAATGTAATCTGGGCTTTCAAGAAAGATAGGAACAAAGTCTACTCTACGTTTTTGATTACGTTCTATCCATCTTATAACTTTTGTTACATCATATACATTCCATGCTTGATATACAAAGTATACTTTTAGTATACACTTCTCAGTTAACTGCTGAGCCTTTGCAAAGTTCTTTTCTACTGATTTCCAATTGGTTGGATATCTTACATATGAGTTAGTCATTTCATATCCATCAATACTCATCTGGATCTCTGACTCATCAAAGAATTCTAATTTGTCATAAAACTCATCTGGAAAATTAGTAAGATTGGTAGTCCAACAAACATAACACTCATTGTTACCAACTTCTACTAACTTGTCTAGGATCTCTCTGTTTTTTTGGATGAGCGTTGGTTCTCCTCCCGTAAGATACAATCTTTTGAGATTAGGCGCCACTCTATCAATGAATTTGTCAAACATTGGTGTATTGAACCAATCATAATCAAACTGATCAACACTGTCCAACTCATGTCGCCATACATTCTGTAACCATTGAGGAACCTTCTCATTATCAAGTATCCTTTTTCTTTCATTATATAATTGATCAGAACTTACAGCCCAGCATCCACTACACTTTAAGTTACATACATTACCAAGTCTTAGTTCAAGTAGATTTGGATCAAATACTGGATCTAAACTATCAGTGTGAAAGTTTTTGTTTGCCCATTGTCTTGAACTTTCCAATCCTTTCTCTTCATGCTCGTAGCATCTGTGGCATGCATCAATACGTTCACCTTGTAACATTGCCTTTCTAACATCTGTCATATACTTACCATGCCATATTTCATCAAACTCTTGATGACCTAGAATAGCATACTTATCATCAATTGTTATATAATCTTCTGTATAGATGTTACAACATAGCTTACATCTACCATCAGTATTTGTATGAATATTTGTCCATGGATATATGCAAAATGTTTCAGCCACGATTCTTCCAAAAATCATTTTTAAAATAATATTCTTTTAACTTGGCAAACTCAGAATAAGTGTCAAAAAAGGATTCACCTCTCAGTTTATCTAACTGGATTACCTTATCAAAGAATACTGTCAAATGATGAGTCTTATCTTCTTCCCACATAAAATGAATCAGACTTTCATAGTCACTAATAACTTTATCAACTCTGCTACCATATTGTCTAAGCTCTTTGATCCATTCAAGATACTTTTGTTCTACCATCTTTTTGCATTTTCTTGGTAGGCATTGTGTTCTATAAAACTCAGGATCTAACAACGGATTGATTCTAAAGTTCTCTGGTTCTAACAATCCTAGATCAACCCACTCTTTATGAAACTCAGCTACATTGAATACATTGAATATACTAACTGTAGGTGTTATCCAAAAGCTAACATTAGGACATTGTTCCATCATGTCTTTTCTATTTTGTACAACTCTATCCCACTTTAGATTCTTTCTAAGATACTCACCTCGTTCATGATTACCATCTAAACTAGCAGCCACCTCTACAGTATCAAATGAATTCCAATATTCAAAGATAGTCTTCTTCTTAAATCTCATGTTAGTAAAGTTAGTAGTATAACTTAACTTAACATCAGTCATTTTGTGATGCAACCAATAGTCTAATACTCTATAATGTTCTTCTGTTATAATTGCTTCACCGCCTGCAAAGTATACTTTCTCCACATCAAGTAACATAGGTTCAAGTTCCTTGAAGAACGTATCCATATCTTTACCAACTTTGAGTAGTTGAGGTATACCTGGATCACCATGCATCTTAACATGATCATCGTACCAACTTGTACTAAAGTTAGGTCCACAAGTACGACATCTTAGATTACATAGGTTTGAGAAACGGATATCAAGGTATGCCATATTCACCATACCTGCACTTCCATCTGATTCTGTTTCTTCTACCTTCCACCAGTGATCAGCAAACTCTTTATTGCTGGACATTCTTAATGTTTGTATACCTGATTTTTCTTGCTCATAACATCTTCTACATTCAAGACTCTCTCTTCCTTCAAGCATATTATTTCTAATAGCTTTCATCTTATCATTGTTCCATAACTCTTGTATGGTATTATCATGAGAGCTTCCAATTGGCATTCTTGAATCTGCTAAACAACAAGGATAGGTTTCACCATTGGGCCACATATGCAAATGAGTCCATGGCAACATACAAAATGTTTTGTTGTTGAGATAAGCCTCTTTAGTCATGTCGTAGACACTGTTTGATAATGGGAATGTTCTCCGTCATCTCCTTGTATACATGTCTGAATCTTGAATGAAGATTGTGAACTAACTTGGATCGATCCCACGTATCCTTCTCCTTCATAAAAGATATGATTTGAGGGAATCCCCATCTGGGATGGGTCATCCGTCCAGAGTAGTTCTCTAGGTGTATTTCTAGGTATTGTTCAATCTCCCCTTTTATACTTCTTGGCATAGCTTGTATATTGAATTCTGGTGGGCTGAATGCTATATTGTACGACATTATACTTGTTTCGTCAACAATTCCTCTGTGTTCAAGATAGATATGAAACTTAGGAATATGATCAACATTCAGTATACTTATAACACTATCGATACCTAAGTTAATGTTGTCAATACCTTTGAGAGATAATAAATTATCCTCAACTTGTTGCCACTTAGTACCAAGTCTTATCAGCTCTGCTCTTTCACCATATGCATCAATACTTGCTCCTACTTCAACCTTCTTAAACATCTTCCACTTATCAACTACGTTGTATTTGTAGAAGTTAAGATTGCTCATATTGGTGTTGTATCTAAGAGTCATATCTGTTAGACCATGTTGTATTAGATAGTCAAGAATCTTATAATGTTCAGGCATCATTAATGGCTCACCACCAGTAAAATATATCTCATCAACAGTTGGTAAGTGTTCTTTGATCTGTTCCCATACAGACTCTTTTGAGTTGTCTTCTATTTTAAGGTTTGGACCTTTTGGTCCAATAATATATTTGTTCCAACCTGTGCTCCAAGAAGGACCACAAGTAAGACATGCAAAGTTACATTCTATACTAAACCTTATGTTTATAGACTTGAAATGAAACTCTTCTATACTACCATCTTCGTCTGTCAGATCTACAAGATTGTAATGCTTCTTGAATAGATTGTTGTTATGTTTTCTGTATGATGATCCTCCTGCATCATCAAACTGCCAACATCTTGTACAAGCATCATTTCTCTTGCCTTCCATCATATCTTTTCTGAGCTTATTCCACTTATCAGAATGATATATTTCTGCTAATGTATTATCTTTGAGACTACCTTTTAGTTCTTCTATTCCTGGATATGGTACAGCCGTACAGCATGGAAACACATCACCGTTTGGTTCTGCGTACAGATGCATCCATGGAAGTATGCAAAAGTTTTCGTTATCAGATGGGTTCTTTATAGCCACCAGATTCTCCTATATCTTTGTTCCATCTATCAAATGGAGCATCACGTTCGTATATCATTTTCAACAATGGTATATGATCTAGTATTGCTTCTTTTGCAAACGCTAGCGTGCTGTTTAAATGTTCAGAGAGCCTACCAGGCTTATATGTATCACGAGCATACATATAATCTATACACGTTTGCCAGTTTGCATTGATATATCTGGCTTTGATTTTCATAGGCAACTTTTCCCATTCTGTTTTTAAGAATGTTTCTATAGTTGGTTTCATATCTGCAGGTATAGATGTGAGACTCAAAGGCTCAGGTTCATGAGCAATATTAGCAACCGTATTGGTATTGTACTTCAACAAGTCTTCATTATCAAAGTATGTTACCATTTTTGGTAAGTGGTATATGTTGAAGATACTGACAACTGTATCTATTGAATAACGTATATTATCATACTTTTTTATCTCTCTAATGTTAGCCATAACATCATTCCACTTTGTATTCCATCTTATAATCTCTATATCTTTTTCAACTCCATCAATACTAAGTCCAAGATCAATCTCCTTGAACTTTGGCCAATAATCCATTGCATGTTGTTTACCAAATTTCAACTTACTCAAATTGGTATTGTATTGTAACTCTACTTTCTCTTCAAGATTATTATCAACCAGGTACTTGAGTATCTTCCAATGCACTGGCATCATTAATGGTTCACCACCAGTAAAGTATATCTTTTCTATAGTGTGTAAATAAGGTTCCAATTCTTCCCATATAGGATACTTAGAGTTGTCATTAAGATCCAAAAGTTTTGTTCTAGTTGGATCTTTCCATAACCAAGGAGACTTATCATACCAAGAAGTACTCCATTGAGCATTACAAGTTAGACATGCCATGTTACAATGATTGCTGAATCTAACATTTAAGAACTTTAGATCAAGTTTTTTCAGACTTCCATCTTCATTTGTATTATCAATAGCATCTATAAACTGACCAAAGTGTCTTCTACCATAATGTCTATAGCTATCATTACCTACATCTTCAAACCTCTTACATCTTGTACAAGTACTTGGTAACTCTTCTCCATTCAACATTTCTAGTCTAAGTTTGTTGAAGTTTGGAGTGTTCAAAGCCTCTAATATAGACTTGTCTTTTATATTAGATTGCGCAAAGTAAGGATCAGTCCTAGTCCCAGGCTCGCCCATTTCACCATCCCATAAAGGTGTTGCTGTACAACATGGAAACACTGTTCCATCTGGTTCTGCATATAAGTGAACCCATGGCAATATGCAAAAGCTCTTACGTTCATTTAAGAGTTCTTCTTTTTGCTTTGGGCTTCTGATAACGACTGACATTGATCCATGAACTCCTTCATTTCAGGGAACGTGTTGTAAAAATTTGTATTCCGTCTTCTGTCAAGTTCATTAAACCAATTGTAAAAATCAATACGACCTTCTAATACTCTTTCATTGGAATAGTTTGTTAGTTGCATGTAATCAACAACTCTCTTAAACTTCCAGTACTCAAGGTCACTAAACTTTTTAGGATCGCCTTCTTTAACATTATCTTTCATAAATTGTAAAGAGTCATTCATATAATGCATAAACTGATTCTTGGGTAACAGGTTCATATCATACTGTAATGGTTCTTTTAGATATGGTGTATCAAAACGAACACGATGTAGTTGTCCTGCCCCATTTGTCACATCAGGGTACTGTTCTCTCCACTCTAATATTTTCTTTAACAAACTCTTGAATGTGGTGACGGTCAATATGTTAAACGTCATCATAAATGTAATGTTGGCATTGGTCTCCGTTAGATATGTATGAAAATTTTCTTCCCATACTTTTAGATCAAGACCAGTTCTTATATACTCAGCTCTTGAGCCCCACGTATCTAGTGAAGTGAATAGTTTGAATCTTTTGATCTTATTTTCATCTTCAAACTCTCTTACAAACTTGGATAATCTCTTGACTATTCTATTGGTCATACCAAGATTACTATTTGTATTGATCTCAAGATCTGGTAGTGGATATTTAGAAATGTTTTCAAACAACTTCCAAGTACTTTGCTGAAGTAATGGCTCGCCACCAGTTATCCTCAATATACTAAGAGTCTTTCTTACCTCAGGCCACCACTCCCACCAAGCATCAACATATGGGTTATCTTCTTCTCGTTTGAATAGTTTGATCCAATCAATATCCAATCTATGGTTTTCAACCATATCATATGGACCAAACTTCTCTATCTCTTTCCAGTAACTACTACTTGCTTTTGGATGACAGTATCCACATTTGAACTGACATTCATTACCAAAACTTATCTCAATGTACTCTGGATTTATATGATGATCGTAGCCATGTTTGACTATTTCATCTACTCTCTCATCTCTATGGATAGATGCATTACGTTCATGTCGATCGCTGACATATTCTTTACCTAGAGATTCAACATTCCAGCAATACTGACAGCCCTTAGGTTTTTTACCTTCGAGCATCAATTTACGTTCTTGTTTCTTTTGTTCAGTGTTATGTAGAGCTGAAGCATCCCGCTCAAGTTCTTTAAGCGGGATGTGATGTGGTGGTGGATGATAACAACTGTGAGTCTCACCAGTTTGTAGATATATTGTTACGTGATGAAACTTAGCCAAACAAAATGTTGGACTAACTTGATCAGCTAACTTATCTCTGATAAGTCCAATACGTTCATCCATTGCAAACTACTTCTACTCCATATTCGTCTGCAAATGCTTTTGCATCAGCACTATCATTGACCATAGGTTGACCCTTGATGTTTAAACTTGTGTTCAATAATGTAGGACACCCAGTTCTTTCATACCATACTTCAAGTATGTGTCTCAATGGTGAATGAGACCAAGTAGACCTGTCTACAGTATGTACTCTAGCAGAACCATCCTCATGCATAGTAGCTAGAAACGACTTATCTCTTGCTTTCACTACATTCTGCATATAGCTGTAGTCATGTTGTCTGAATGTTCTAAAATAATTATCAGCATGTTCAGATAATATAGATGGAGCAAACGGCCTGAACTTTTGACGTTTCTTTATATCATTAACTCTATCTTTATTCTCTGCTGTTCTTGGATCACATAACAAACTTCTATTACCTAGAGCTCTAGGTCCAAATTCTGCTTTGCCTGCTGCAACACCAACTGGCTCCCCTTTCTCTAACACATCAACAACATGTTGTATTTGATCGAGCTTCAACATTTTTAATTCATAACCAAGAAATGAATGAGGATAATTTATCTTCTTTCTATGGACCAATGCAGCTGCACCTAATGAAGAACCAGCATCACCAGGATTAGGAAACACATAGTGTTGCTTGTTTCTCAATACCAATCCATTTGCAACACTGTTAAGAGCAACACCTCCTCCATATACCATAGGAAGGTTAGGATCTAATTTGTTTACAAATGTTTTTAGTATATTCTCTACCAGCTTTTGTGCATTGAATGCTATATCAACATCATCATATTGTGATAGAAGACCATTCATTCCTCTGTGAAGATTCTTCTTCAACATTAGCTGTCTGAGTTCTTCATACAGTACTTTATTAAATTTACCATATGCTGCCATGCCCATAGTAATGTATTCATCCTCCATAGGCTTGAGACCTACTCTAGCTGTCACAGCAGAATAGAACAAACCTATAGAAGTGGGATACCTCATAGATTTTATCTTTTTGTATACGGCTTTCTCATTGATATATTCACAATACCATACACTAACAGTATCCCACTCACCTATAGCATCTACTACAAGCGCATTTGCATTACTGAATCCAGAACATTGGAATGCGGCAGCAGCATGAGATAAATGATGATTAAAGCAATGATCGTACTTATAGTTAAGATGACGTGCTTTAAAAGCTGACTTCCATTGCCCCGCATACGCTTGACGGGTCCGTTTGATAAATGGCCGTTCGTAGAAAGCAATTGTATCAGCATTGTACTTTTCGACATAATCTTTCAACTCCTGACAAACGTATTTGTCATTCTTCACTTTGGAGAACCTTTCACTGTGACCAGCAAAAAGTATCTCGCTTCCATCTAAAACAGTTACAGCGGCATCATGAAATCCTTCACTGAAGCCTAGGACTCTCATGCCGCATCTGCTTCTTGTACCTCGCCTTCGCCATCAACGTCTGCATTAGGATCTCTAGCACCAGTAAGTGTTGCTAGAATAACGACAATCAAAGGATCTCGTTCTTTCTTCAACCAAACATTTAGATAGTTTTGCTCAAACTCATCGAGCTCAATACCATCACAGTTATATCTGATTGTTGTATCAATCATTGCAGCCATCTTAAATAGCTTCTGATCGATATGACTCATATCTGTATCGTCTTTTGCCATCATATACTCCTTATCAAGCAATTATAATTGTATAATACTACTAACGTGTTATTTAGTCAACTAATTTGTACTGGGATCTACCATATTGTTTTCTGTGAAGCCCCATTGTCTTTCCGTACACTGCCAGCAATGTATTGTTTCTGTTTGTAGGTAACATCTGCCTTCATCAAACTCTGTACACGTATGAGAGGCTTCAAATAACCACTCTATGTCAAGTCTCCTTACCATATCAATAGTTTCAGCTTTGTTCAATTCAATAAATGGTATCTCAAACTTGTCATACTTTTCCACTGCTTTGTTAGCTACTGACCTATCTGGGGCTGCTGTAGTTGACATAAGAGGCTGAGGAGGATTAGAAGTATTGCCGCTGTACAATACATCCAAGCCGTCGATGTAGTCATCAAGTATGTGTCTAAAAGCAGTTTTACCTGTAATACCCAGTGAAGCAATCTCATTTTCCTTCCCGCCTTTGACTGTGTGTTGTTCCCATTTGTTTCTCAAGTTGCTCTTTTGTATGATATCTGCAGAGTACTTTAGACTGCCATCAGGCTTGTCCATTGTAAAGATTACAAAAGTGCAATCGTCGCAAGCAATATCAAGCAAGTTAAGTAAAAGCCCCGAGTCCATACCCCCTGATAAGAGTATTCCAACCCTCTGTTTTTTCCTATAGGGTATTTGAATAGTATTGTCATTCGATGATTGGAGTATCAACAACTATTTCATCTCCCAGCCTGCACCATTCTCTACTGAACTTCATAACCGTAGTTCCCTTTTCAATACGTTCAAAAAACTCTTCCATCTCAACACCAATAAATGACCTTTGAGGATAACAATCATATAAGTGCCTCGTATCATTTATATCATATTGATATATACCTCTTGTTCTATCATATACTAGATCTGAAAAATATGGAAACCTGTCGTTGTTAAGTTTCTGCTTGATCTTGTCAGCTACTTCTGGAAAGTGGTGTTCAAAGAATGTATGTTTATACCAGTATTCCCACTTACCTGTTTCCAACTCTCTTACTTGTTGTTTGTATAGATCATCAAACAATGCATAACACACTGATGGATTATCATAGAACACACCAGTGTAATCATACTCTCTGAATCCAATTGTCTTCCATAGATTAGATGGAGCAAATGACCATCTCTTGTCTTCTCTCCAACCAAATTTGTATATGTTGTATGGTGATGAACAACTAACTAAGAATACTTCATTAGGATCAAACTTATTGTCTAGATCACACTGAATAGATGAGTGTACACTAGTTGGAAACTCTTTTACAAATCTATCTTGAAAGTATTTTGACTTCTGATACTTCTTTACATCTATATCTACAAACTCTGTCTCTGGTGGAACTATACCAGCTTCTTGCCAGTTTAGATAAGCACCATCTAGTAGATATCTTTGATGCATGACTCTGTGTGGGATTTCGAGATAATCGAAACCCCACTTTACTAATTGTGAGTCTGCTCCACCACTAAAGCAAATTACTAACTCTTTTGTGGTCTTGCTGGCAATGTCAATTAACGTCTCGAGAAAAGCATCCCTGAACGATAGCTCGTTTTCAGTAAAGGTAAATTCAAGCTCAACGTGGTCAGGAAATATTTCAGGTTTGATCCCACCTTGCTGTTCTGATGACATAATATATTACCTCGAGTTTTCAATAAAGCTATGTGGCTTTTTTTTGTACGTTCTTTTTTTAGATATTGGTTGATTGCATATCTCACAGCACCCTCCTTTGTTAAAAGTAAGATGCGTTCCTTCGCTTTCGCTACTTCCGCCCTATATGGGTGAACGTATATGTATTTATATCAAATAGGAGTGAAGTCTTTAAGAGTCATCCATTTCTTACGGTCATTTGTGATAGGCCATTGCGTTTTATTATCTATGTGATTGTAACATACGCAAAAAGTACGTCGATCCTTCGTCGAAAGATTCTTAGGACTCATATGCCACACATTGGAATGAAAGACTAAAGCATCCCCAGCATTGGCTTCTATTCTTTCAATTGGGTATGTAGGACCATCTGCAGGTCCTCCAACATAACTGGGTGCAGTGAATGTATTGGAAGCCGTGCTTCCTCTATCATGGCTAGGATTGTCACCATATTCTGCATGAGTAAAGCTATCTGGTAAATCAAATCCCTCCTGCAACTGAAGATCAACTTTGTGACTGCCTGGTGCAAAATGAAACTGTCCGTTAGTCTCATTCATATCATCTAGTAAGTAGAACACACTCAATCCATTCATATTCTGCCACTTATCATGATACTTGAATACAGTATAATCAGAATGCCATCCAAATGCTCCACCACCATTAGCTAATTTGTAGTTGAAGTGCAATTGGTTTATATAAACCTGGCCACCCATCAAATACTTAACTGCAGGAAGTACTGGATTGTTCCTCGCATAGCTTTCTAACCACTTACCCCAGTCTTCCCAATGTGGAGCCCATACTGTCCTTGCACGTCCATCATATTCACCAAAGAATCTATCGTCATTGATATCCTCAGCTTGCCTTGAGGCGTATCTCAATGCATCAACCTCTCCTGGTAGATTGACACCCTTTACAATAAAATATCCTTTATCGTTCCATTGCTCAACTTGTTTTTGTAATATACCATTAGCACTGCTAAGAACAATTTCTTCTGCTACTTCCATGTAACCTCACAAATTCATAAGTCTTTCTAAGTAGTTGTATTGAACAACATCTTTACGTCTGTCACTTTCATCATTAGTGAATCTTTCATTATCAAAGTCTTGTAATGTCCATCCAATATTTTGCATCCTGCCAAAGAATGTAAACTGGAACCTGGCTCTTTTCTTCTTCACAAGCTGTCTGGAATAATACATTGCCAGGTCTTTAGCTTGTTGCTCTGTCATCCACTCACTATACCAGCTACCATTCTCATCCCATTGGTAACCATATTTAGCCATATTCAATCCCATTGATGAATCAGGACTGATTGTAAGAGCTGTAGGACTGAATGAATCAAGAGGACAATCATCTCTCAATAACCACTGATATGTTTCATGTATAGACTCTTCTGTCTCATAAGGAAGCCCAATAATGAAACCAGATGTTGTTACTATCTCATTCCAGCCAGGAGTAGCTTTAGCTTTAAATAACCCATCCTTTATCTTTTCAGGATCCATACCTTTACCAATAGCTTTACCAGCTTGGTGGTTCAATGTCTCGATACCAAAGAACACACTACGCATACCACTCTCATATAATAAAGGCATTGTCTCAGGCTTAGACACCATCATATCCGCCCGGGCATACGTTGAGAAGGTGGGTTGGAAGCTCAGGCTAGTGAATGCCTTATGGAACCTCTCTACCTTGTCTATAGAGTCGTTATACGTGTCGTCACACACCATGAAGCCTGTGGATCCATACTTATCATACATCTCTTGAAGGTCTCTTGCAACCAGGTCTGGGTTTCTGTTAAACTCCCAAACTTTTTTGCCAATAAGATTGTATGAGCAGAATGCACATTTGAATATACAACCTCTAGCAAGTTCTAAAGGCAACACTTCTTTTGGCATAATGATATCACTATCACTATATCTTATTCTTGATATAGTAAAATCATCTACTGGATAATCTTTCTCTTCAATGATCTTACATTTACCTTTTTGATATCCTACTTTGAGATCAGCATTATAGAATATATGATCAGCCAAAGCTACAACAGATGTATCAGCTTGGCCTCTTAAAACAAAGTCAATATATTCATTGAATGGAGGATCTTCTGCAAGATAAGCTCTGGCACCGCCAACCATCATAAGAGGATTGCCTCTTTCTCTGATACGATCAAATATCTCAAACATATCATCTCTACCAAACAACAAATTGGATATACCAGTTGCAGTGGCTGATTCTCTATCTTCAGTACCAACGTGACGGTCAGTTGCTACTCTACTACCAGGAGATGGTGTCGATTCGTCTAATGCATCTTCAACATTTTGTGTGTTGATAAGTTTTCTGATCTTTGATCTACCACCCCAGCCCATAGCTTTAGGCAAAAAGAATGTACAAGAAAAACCAACTAGTTTGGTTTCCTTTGTAATAAACTTATCAATGACTTTGAGTAGTTGTTCTTTGTCCATACGAGTAAAGAACTCAATGACCTGGACTGTGTATCCTGAGTCTCTAAGTTCTGTGGCTACTCTGTATGTTCCTGCATATCTACCAAAACCTGGGTAACTAACCTCTGTGAAGATTACAATTTGCATCTCGTTAAGTAACCAACTCTTGGATCTGAGATCTGGCCATCTGCGTGATATATCTCTCCGTTGATATAGTTGTTATGGTAGACCCATCCCTTGGCTTCGTATTTCTTTATAAATTGTGTGCCATCACTTTGCCAGACAGGTACCATTTCAGTTCCTACTGGACCTTCGTGAACAACATCATTGCCAGTTCGTAGATGGATCTCAATAATCCTATTATCTAGAGCTGAACCACCATGATTGTCAGGAGATCCATTTCTCTTCCACTCAATATTTATAACACCACAGTCGCTAAAACTATCTAACCAGGCTGGTAAAAGATGAGGAAAATTCTCTATAGTTTGCCAATGTGTAAACTTCCACATCTGGTCTGGATGGTTCTTTCCTATCGTTGTACAGAATGGTTCCCAGTGACTGTGTATGCCACCCTTACCATCCTCAACCCAACGGTAGTCAATAGAGTAATGAGTACCCTCAAAGAACTCACACCAGAAATGTCCTGCCGGTATAAACCTGTGGCTTTTTATATCTTCAGCATCTTGTATTCGAAGCCATTGCTTCTTAGCTCCAACACTCATACCATATAAGTTGTATATCGGTCTTACAATATACATACCATCCTTTTCAACAGGAACACAGGCAGGGCCGCAATGGTAATCTAACCTGGTGGCTACATCTAATTTATTGAATACCCATCTATGGTGTGGGAATGCTGCCCATGCTTCTTCGTCTTCGTCTATTCTTTTCAATCTTATCTCCAAATGGTGCCGCAACCAAGATTCGAACTCGGGACCTGATGATTACAAATCAACTGCTCTACCAACTGAGCTACTGCGGCATAAACCATGCTGGAGGCATAGTATATTTGTATCTGGCAAACTTAGACTTCTCAAGATTGTAACAAGTCCTGTATGCCTCAACAGTATCTTCAATATGTTTGAAGTTAGTGTTGGCATTAACAAACGGTGTCCTTTTCACTGCAGGCAAATCAGTGTACTTCAATTGAGCTTCATAGATCATTGGAGTACCACCATACTTATGCATTTTTTTATACCGCCTCGTATACTCAAGAAGCATTTCTCTATGATGTGCTATCAACCACTTAACATTGTTGATAGATTCCATCAGCCACAAAGTACAAGGGTGCTTCCTAACAGACTTTGGATAGTTAGCCAACCCGAGAGTAACGTGAGGATCCCCACCATCACCACGATGCTTATCAGAATAAGTAACATCCAACACTGCTGAAAGCATTTGACAATTTTCAATAAGCATCTTGACAACATGCTGATCACATAATGACCTAGCTGCTACTCTTGGATCTTTGTCCACTACGAAAATGTTCATCTATTACAAACCCACCTTCCTCTACTAAGATTTTCAAGACTTTATTAAATATTATAATCTCTAAATGCTGTGGAGTCAACGAATCATTTGAAGGCATGTTTAAGTCTTGCCCTGGTCTGTATGTGCCATCTTCCTTTACATTAGCAAGATACTCATACACACCATCTACAAATAGATCATCAAAGTCTGGTCGTTTCAATACGCATGGTATTGTAAATGTAAACGATGGTTCATTGCTCCAGTTGATTACACTATGAGGTTTCATATTGTTGAGTAGAACAACTCCACCTTCATCACAATATTCCATACCACCTATCTGTTGTTGGAATCTACGATGATAATTAGAGTGTCTGAATGTTGTAATAACTTGACCACGAGGTCTGATAGCAATGTTCATAGATGCACCCTTAGATTGATCTACATGCTGTTCAAATTGAACATTAGGACCAACACCTAAGATCCAAGGTTGGATGTTACCAAACCTTTCATATATGAACGTGCAGAGAGGACATTTGAACATGATCTCTTTAGGAAAGTATGCATGATGGAATGCATATTTGTTTGTTGGATCCCAGTGCTCAGTATCAAACCATTCACCTTCTGGTCCAGTAATTGAATCTAGATACTCTCTGGCTTCTTCTAGCATTGGGGTTTTGTTTGTAAAGTGTCTAAATAAATTTTTTGTGGATGCCTTCTTCATTACATCCTTGGCGCTTCGTTTGGATGCTCCTTCAGGGGCAGCAGATGGTACGTTCAATTAGCATCTCCTCTCAATAAAATTTTCATACAATACTTCTTGCAATTGGTAAGCCTCCTGCTCCCAAGGCAAGTCCTTGTATTTAGTATTGTCGTAAACCTTATTGCCATCCATCCAGTCAACCCTGTGACGTGGCATAAACCTTTCACGTAAATGACCCTTTGCATACTGACTTGCATGTACCATCTCATGCATTACAGTAACAAGAAGCTCTTCATCATTTTGTGTTTTATCTAACTCAATATCAAACTCTCTTGGCTTGATATTGTCATCGGCCCACATACAGAATCCTACTGGTGTGCCATGAATCTTTTTTAGTTCAACATTGATCTCTAGGTTATCAGCTAAACGCCAATGACATAACTCATATGCAGCAAATACGATAGCATCACTTATCTTGTTCCTCTGGCTCTTCCGTCCGCCTTTGATATGGATCTGTACCATGTACCCTCTCAATCAATCCTTTAATAAAATCAAAATATTCTGGGTTTCTCTTTTGACCATTAGCAGCTGTAAAACAATTATATGCACTACACACATCAGGTCTATTTTTGTATATACCACACTTATATGTGTTGTGTCCATCCCAATCTTTCGATGGGCAAAAACCAGACTGCTTTAGATTGGGACACCATGTCACAACAGCAGCTTGATCACCTCTCTCTTCAACAAACGTAGTTGTACTCTGACTAAACATTTCTTTCAAGTATGGTATCTTATCAACTCGATGACCATTACGTTGAGCATTATTCCACCGAGGCTGCAACCATGTAGTCTTACAACATCTACCACATTGGGTGCAGACCTCGGAGGTTATTAGGTCTTCATTTAGCGGTCGGTATTCTACCATTTCCACTTTTTCGTTTCAGAATAATCACTCCACCTAGACTTGACGGCCTCATATGCTCGAGCAGCTTGTTTAGGTGCTTCAGATAAGTTCCATTTCTTTTCGAAATAATTTGTTGCAGGCTTTGATTCAACCTTCTTATCTGGATCTACAAAGGGAACCGTCTTAGGTGCCTCTGTTACACGTTTGAATTGAAAGTTCTTAGGATCTACAACTTCTGGAAGTGTAACCTTAGGTGCCTCAGATGATTGCTCAGGCTTTTCTTTTTTGAAGCACTCTTCTCTACCAATACCTTTCAAGCATAAGTCATATGGCATAGCTAGAATATCACAACGACAAGGAACCTTCTGTCCTTCGGGCCAAGGTCGTTCTGGTAGCTTACTAGGATCATGCATTGTTTGACCGAACTTAGTTGGCTTCTTCATGCATTCTTTCAACAGAATCATATTCTGCATATCTTCACACTTATGTCGTTGCTTGACTTGTTTCATGAATCCAAGAATTATCTTCATTGGATCTTCTAGTTGTTTTGCTATATTCTGATGTGGTACACAAGCTGCACCTTCCACCATTTGTTGCTTTTCAACAACTGCTTTAGAAGCGATACATTGCTCCATTGAGTCATACACGACCTGATGTGGCTGTGCCATCCCCATTAACGCGACTATCAACATTGCTTTCATTTTTGCCATCCTTTCAAGATGTCATCGGAGAAGTTATTCTTAGAAAACTCTTCTCGGTTCACTAGCTTTGCAGCATATCCATCAGTATACATTGCATAGCCCTCATGGTCAACTGGTCTGTAAATACCACCAGCACATACAACTGTCGTCTTGAAAGACGTTGGCTGTCTGTTCAGTTCCATCAACAACATTTCTTTCGCATCAATCATCAACTCATAGTCATTGTTGAGACGAGTTATAACATTAGTTAGCTCGTTTGTAATCGAACGATACTTCTCAATCTTTTCAGCTTTCTTATCTGCATCTTTAACAGAATTTACATCTTTCAACATACGATTGAACATAAAGTCTGTTATGTTATCATCTTTTGTAATCGTACCTTTGATCTGAGCATTTCTCCACATCTTATATAGAGATTTTGTTTCATCAGATAGATCAGAATAACGACCAACAACAGACTTGACAATACGAAGTGCAAGATCAATATCCTTAGGTTCAGATACTTCATCGTGAGCATTGATCATCCAAAGCTCATCAGTAATCCTGAACATCTCTTTGATCCTAGCACCGTATGTTACTTCATCATCGATGTATGCAGTATGCCATACAACACCAACGATAGCAGCTCTAGGAACAACAGTAGTTTCATATCGGATAGTATTAGGATGGAACACTCTGATTGGTCCACCGATTGTCTCAGAAGCAGACCATGTATCATTAGATCCATAGAACATCAGATCACCTTGAACCATAATGTTGGATGGTCCAATATATGCATTCTGTAGATACACAAGAGTGTTCCACATTGCAGTCTTTAGCTCTTCAGGAAACTTAGGATCAGCATCAAAGTCTGATCTCGTATAGTACTTCAGAGGGGTCTTGTTGAAGATACCCTTCCGAGCAATCCAATATCCATCTTCGTCCTTACCGAAGAAGATACTAGGAGCACCATCCCACTTACGGGTATACTCAACATCATTAGACTTGAATTTCTCAAGCAGCTCAAATCCCCAGGACTCGAATAACAAGTCCTCGAAATGTTCCATATGTGTGTTCTCTCTCATCATTATTATAGTATCCTACATATTCGCGTTACGGTCAACATCAAAAACGAAAAAAATACAAAATAATTAAAGTGGTGGAGGTCTTTCTTGTGAGGGCATCTCCGTTCCCACCAGAA